TAATGGTATAAGCTAAATAATAAACTGTCATTTCCGATCATATCTGGGTATCTATACAATGCGCACCTAATCAACTGAGAGGTGTATTGTGGTACTGTACGGAGTAATTGTAGTAACTGTAGGTCTTCTGGCAATAGCGAGGGAAGACCTGGTCTAACCTGTAATCCGAAAGGTTTACATCCGCAGCAAAAACATGGACAATGCCTTTATTCTATTGACATAAAGGTGTCGCATGGAAAATTTAAACTTATCAAAAAGTCTCGAGGACTGCTTTGAGTGGGAGCTCAATGATCAGATCGTTCGTTTTGACTCTATTGTGGAGTCTTTGATGACTACTGATGTGCCCAAGGAAAAGGTCCGCGAGGAGCTTATTGACTGGCAGGACGACGTAGCCAACCTGGTGGATGAGCTTTCTGAAATAGAGCCTTACGAGGGCTTCCGAGAGTTTGCCTCGATGGCAGAAGAGTTGTTTGGGACTGAGGTTTAGTCTAGTGCGTAAATTCTCTGTTGGGGGTATAATCGGATGATGATTAAACTGACTACAGATGAAGACGTTCATGAGGCCGATATGGACCTGGTCCGAGACTACGCTGAGGCGCTAGTGGACCGGGATAAGCAAATGATGATTGAGGTGCTGTATCTGACTCACCAGCGCATGGAAAGAACGTGCCGGTGTTTTGAGGTTAACTGCACTTGTGACCTAAAATGAGACCTTCAATATTTACAGATGAGCTGGCCGCTGACATATGTCGCAGGCTATCCCTTGGTGAAAGCGCCAGGCAGATCTGCAGGGATGACAGCATGCCTGTTATGTCTACGTTAATGAAATGGTTGACAGAGCCTGATAAAGTCGCATTTTCGGAGCAGTACGCGAGAGCCCGTGACTGCCAGGCTGATTACTACGCTGATGAGATCATCGACATAGCAGATGAGCTAGGTGAGGGGGTGGATTCTAACGCCGTTAACATAGCCAAGCTGCGCATTGACAGTAGGAAGTGGAAGGTTGCCAGGATGTCGCCCAGGAAGTATGGAGACAAGCAGCAGATCGACCACACATCATCTGATGACTCGTTCAAGCCCACAGTGATTAAGCTAGTGGCAGAGCCATTACCAACCAATGACTGATACTGCAGAGATTCGGCTCCCTCCTAAGATAGTCGAGGTCTTTGAAGGCGAGGCCCGGTATAGAGGCGCATACGGTGGCCGAGGGTCAGGCAAGACCAGGTCTTTTGCGTTGATGACTGCAGTGGCTGGGTACAGGCATGGCATGGCAGGTAACAGCGGCCAGATACTCTGCGCACGAGAGCACCTAAACTCCCTAGATGAATCATCCCTGGAAGAGATCAAGTCTGCCATCAAGGCGGTCCCCTGGCTTCTGTCGTACTATGAGATAGGCGAGAAGTTTGTCAGGTCCAAGGATGGTCGTATCAACTATGTATTCGCCGGTCTACGCCGCAACCTGGACTCGATCAAGTCAAAGGCCAGGATCATTATCGCCTGGGTAGATGAGGCTGAGGGTGTGTCTGATGCAGCCTGGCAGAAGCTAATCCCAACTGTCCGAGAGGACGACTCTGAGATATGGGTGACCTGGAACCCTGAGACCAAGCACTCAGCAACGCACAGGCGCTTCCGCGTCAACCCTCCCCAGGACAGCAAGATATGCGAGATCAACTGGCAGGATAATCCCTACTTCCCCAAGGTCCTAGACAACGAGCGCAAAGAAGACTTTAAGCTGCGCCCGGATGATTATGGCCATGTCTGGGACGGGGAGATGAAGATACACGCCGATGGCGCCTACTACGCTGTAGAGATGCGAGAGGCTAAAGCTGAGGGCAGACTAACCAACGTGCCATACGACCGCGCTGTTGGCGTTGTAACGGCCTGGGACTTGGGGGTAGGTGATAGTACCTCTATCTGGTTTGCGCAGTTTGTAGGGGCTGAGGTGCGCCTTATCGACTACTATGAGAGCAGTGGTGTAGGTCTGGACCATTATGTCGCCCTGTTAAACTCAAAGGGCTATGTATACGAGAGCCATGTACTTCCACACGATGTCAGGGTAAGGGAGTTAGGCTCAGGTAAGTCTCGCCTGGAGACACTTGGCGCCCTGGGGGTGAGGCCAATTACTATAGCTCCGCAGTTGATGGTTGATGATGGTATACAGTCTGTGCGCTCCATGCTCCCCAGGTGCTGGTTCGATGAGGAGAAGTGCGAGCGAGGTATTGATGCTATCCGGCAGTACCGTCGCGACTATGACGACAAGGGTATGACCTGGCGTGGACGACCTTTACACGACTGGACCTCTCACTGCGCCGATGCGCTGCGATACCTGGCTGTTGGGTACAAGCCCACATCATCTAGCTGGGGTGAGCCACTACGCCGTAACCTACAAGGCATTGTGTAGTCAATATGATATAATCGGCCTTTTTAGGGCTGCTGGACTTTAGAATGTCAAAAATCATTAGAGGCGCAAAAGGGCTAATGGAGTTGCTAGACAACCCTGTCATCGACCCTGCAGAAGTCAACCGCAAATATTCCAACCGCACCGCAAAGGTTTTAGAGCCTTTTTACCGCCCTAACATTGCGAATGATGTGCGCACATTCGATCAGCCGCCGTTTAGGTTGTCGGAATTGGAAGGGCGTGGCGTTATGTTCCCTGAGTCAGACGTAACCGCAGCGGGTTATGACCTGGTGGGCATAGGAAACAAACCTTTAGCCAGGCCAGTAACAATGGAGACGGGGGTTGACCATATATTCTATGCGCCTGATAAAGCTCTTTGGAAAAACGATGCCAGCGTGGCAAACAAGTACGTTAAGCGAGCTAAGGCAAGACAAGCGGAAGTTGAAAAGTTAGGCAAGGAGACAGGCGGGCAAGATGTATTCCTGCTCCCATATGAGGGAGGCCCTCAGTCTAGTGACTGGTGGACCGGCATCGGCAGGACAATGATCAACTACAATCTTGAAAATGCTCCTTCAAAATCAGTCTCATTGATGGATGAGTTCATCAAGTCAAAAATACCTGAGTGGCCTGGCTCTGACAGCCCTGACGCTGAAAAGATATGGAACGCTACGGGTGGCGGTACAAGGATGGAGATTACTCAAGCCCTGGACAAAATGCGGCTAGAGGGTGGGCTGACTGAAGGGCAGGCTCGCGTTGCTACATCCAGGCAAGATCGACTCAATATACCGCATGGATCATTGCAGAACGTCGGAGTAATGGACATTGGTCGCGGCTTTACTCCAAACCTAAGCCCAGATTATAACGCCTCATTGCACGGCGAGGGCGTTGGGATTCTACAGCAGCCAGTAACGGCATATGATTTTTTATTAGACAGAACCACTGAAAGCGGAAAGCCTTTAACGCCACGGTCATTGCAATGGCAAGACACAAGCAAGGTTGTCACTGAGCAAGACCTTAGAAGGATGCAGGACAAGGGCATCGATATCAATTCTCCTGCAGCAGTTGGACTGTTAAGCGGTGCTGGAGCTCTTGCTGCGCTAGCGCCTCAAGAAGCTGAGGCAGCTCCTACAGGGTTGTTGCGCAATGTATTCCCAGCCCCTCAGAGAATGTTCGATCCGGCAGATAAAGCATACAAGCCATTCCTTGAGTCGTTCGGCCAAACGCCTGGCGGCAGATATCTGGAGATGGGGCCTGAAGGTCCAAAAGATATCACCGGAGAATACCCAGCAAGCGCCACACTAGGCGTTGGTCCTGACGGCAAGCCAAAGTTTCAGGTTGCGCCTGAGCAAGCCACAAACATCCCTGAGCCAAAGGGCCCTGGCCGCAAAATCAAAACCAACCTGGCAAAGAAAAAGACCGGCTGGAAGTGGACGCAAGCCCCAGAAGGCTACGACCCCAATCCAGATGGCGGGTTCCCAATTGTCTCTGTGAATGACGGCAAGGATCACTACTACACACTAAACACTGACTTCCCTGAAGGTGTGGAGCTAGCCAGGTATCCTAATGAAGCCAGTGAGCCCAGGCTGAAGCCCACCAGGAAAGGCCACGTTAATTTAGGCAAGAAGGTTGGCGAGATCGAAATGCGGGGCAAGAAGCACCCGGTATATGACAATATAACTATTCGACAAGCTGCTCCAGTCGCAATGACAGGCTTACTTGGCGCAGGCATGAGCGAAGATAGTGATGCGAGTATTTTAGGGTCTCTGTCGAAGCTCGGGGCTGGGCGGCAAGACCTTCTGGGAATGGCTCAGAAAATGGCAAACGAGGGCATGGAT